CAGCATTGTAAAAGGTTGACCAAACGCATATGGGATTTGCATTGGCTTAATTAAAAACTTGTCTCCGCTATCAGCAAATACTGACATCGTATTGGTATTGATGTCGTAGTATTCGTAAACCATTCCATAGGCATCATCGGGATTCGGGCTCCCGTTTTTCATGGTATTGCCGTTGTTGGTGTATTTACTATAACTACTTGCCGTTACTTCTTGACGCGCGCTGTAATCATAACGCTTGTCATTTTTGATATCGTTTAATGGACGACGGATACATTGAGCAATCCACTTCATGTCTTTCATGGACGTTGAATCGGCATCAACCAACATCATAAAAGGGTCAACTCGCTCAATGAATGGTCGGTCTTCTCTAATTATTGTTTCTGCTTCAACGGTATTGGCTTCTTCGTCTGATGCCATTTCGTCAGCAGTTGATTCAACTCGTACTGTTTCTTCAACAAAACGATAACCAGACTTAACCCAACCGTGACCAAGAATAAGAAAGTCACGTACGGCAAGTTGGAATTCTTCTTGACAGTCGTAGTGTTCCCACCAGTAGTTAATAACTGCTTCGGTAATAATTGCCTTATCGGCGTCATCGGCAGTTCTTGGGGTAACAACAATTTTTGGTCGTCCAATGGAGACAGACGGATAAAGAACGTTGATGGTTGCAAAACAAATATTTACAAGCATTCTGTCGTATTCGGCTGAACCCTTGTATTGTTTTCCGCGATACAGATTGATTAAGCGATTCCAAAGTTGATGATAGTTATTGTCTTCAACCCATTTTTGTGAATAATCAATGCGCTTGCGATAACTTGCAAGAATATCGGCATTTGATTTACGACTCATTACTTCTCCTCTTTAACAAGGCCTTGGCCTATCGCTGCCAGCCGACATAAACCGCCAGGCTTGACCTTAATTGTAATGATGTGACAGTTCTTTTCCATAGGGCAATAAAATGCGCAGTTGCCACACATAATGCCACGAGCGGCTTTTTCTTTGTTTTCTGATGGTTGTTTGTAACCAACATAGATTCCATTGCCGTCATCATCAGCAAGTTTGCCGTGCATCTCAACAATTTCGTGCATTGCCTCAACGAACATTGATTCTGCGTGCGCCAGTTTAATTCCTGGATTCGTAACCAGTTGATGTTCTTCGCCGTTGCCTTCTTGACCCATACTTATCGTAATGGTCAATGCTTTACCCATTGCGCTATTGCCGTAATCCATGTTTTCCACTACTTGTCCTTTTTCTTATTGCGTTCAGAGATTGCTTTTGCTTTTGCGCGAGCATCAGCCTTAGACCTTGCACCCCAAGCGTACAAAGATAAAAGCAACCGTGTTGGTTCTCCATCTTTGTCACGCTCGGGACCAGGCATATTGCCCATACGGGCTAGAAATGAAGCACGGCGAGGATTGTCACCAGATTTAACTGGTGCTTTCAAGTCACTTCCAGGATTGGCCGCTTCGTAGGACTTGCGTCCTTTCTCGTTGAGACCACCCTTTTTGTTCTTGCCCTCGGCACGCTGCCATGCTTCAGATGCCACTATTTGCTCTTTGCTGCGTTCATATTGTCAATGAGATTTGGGTATGGACGCCCAGCCTTTTTAGCAGCGGATTTTGCGGCAGTCTTTTGCGCTGAGGTAAGTGGCGTAGATTTCTTTTTAGGATTTTTTGTTTCCCAAACTTTTTTGTCCTTCATCACTTGCCCTTTTTCTTTTTGTTGATTGCTTTTAGGTCTGCGCCAGTAATCTTCTTACGAGGTTCTGCAATAGCAGCCAGTTTCTTTTGTTTATCGGAATATTTGTTGTACGGCATTACTTAGCAATTCTGTCCGCGTGAATTTCAACGGTTGCTGTACCTGAAGTGTAGGAACTCATACGTAGACGGAACCACGGCACACCGATAGTTGAAGTTGATGAAATTCCATTTGTAGTAAATGATGTAATCAATGTTGTTGCATTAACTTGTGTTGACGATTTGATTGCTTGAGCAACATAGTCTGTTCCGTTAACGCTAATTTCTGGCGTAATAGTGCCTACCCATGTCCCAGTTACCTGAACAATTACATGGTCAGCATCCTCAATATTTGCACCAACAACACTGTCTGCTTCGGTCAATGTTCCAGTAATATTTCCAGGTACAATCATTTTTTATCCTTTGGTTTAGTTTTAGGTTTGGGTTTTGCAACAACATACTTTGGTTTAGTTGTGCTTTTCATTGGGCCGTATGATGGATTTCCTTTCATCACAGGCTCGGCGGTAGAGTTGGGGGCATTGGTCATTTTCCCTTGGCGGTGCCGGGCTTTTTGGGCATTGGCATAGCCTTACCCTTTGCGGGAGCCACTGGCTGAATTCTCATATTTCCGTTACCGGGCTTTTTGGGCATTGGCATAGCCTTGCCATCACCAGGAGCCACTGGCATCTTTTTTCCGTTGCCGGACTTGCTGGGAGTCTTCTTTGCTGAATTCATGTCGTAATTCATTTTATTTTCCTGCTTTCGGTTTTGGTTTTGCTTTTGGCTTTGGTTTTGGTGTTACATATTTTGGTTTTGTCGTTGACGTCATAGGAGTGTATTTCATTTCATTCCTTTTCAGTGATTTCTTTGGTGAGATGCCAATCAATATGGCCTTCTAGCCTGTCGTCTACTTTGTTGACCGTCTTAATTACTTGCTGCAATAAATCTCGTGACTCTGCGTGTTGTTCTGTGTTTTCTTTTCGGAATCGTTGGAACACAACAACCAAGGGCCCCAAAATGAAGGCAGATATAATTGTGGCCCAGAACGCTTCCATAATTTAAATTAACTCAGCCCTATCAGGGACTTTAGTAATTTTGCCGTCTTTGAATTTTTGTGAGTCTTCGTAAAATCGTTGTTGTTCTCGGATAGTCGGCCCATGAAAGTTTTCTTTGCCATGTTTGAAGCCCAATCGGATAGATTTGACGTGACAACCAAAACAATAACCGCGTTTAAGGTCATTTTCCGTCGTTAAGACGTTTCCACAGTCACAATTCACGTTCATCCTCCTATATTATATCCATTTCATTGAACAATCTAGTACGCATTATGTTGTCCGATGACAAATTTTTCGGGTTTGGGTCTTCTGATTTTAGAAGCAAAGTAATCAATAGTGCCAAACGGCTTCTCAACGGACTTTCTGTATTCAGGCAACCACACATACTTAAGCATCTGGTTAGCAATGGCTAATGACATTACGCGGTCGTCGTGGGGTGAGCCATGAGTAGACCCGTTGTCGTCACGAACAAATGTCTTGAGTTCCGCAATGGTGTATTCGCAACGTATTTGCAACTGACCGTCACGTACCGCCGCATTGAGTTCGTCTAGAGCCAATGGCTTGGACAGGCTGGTGGTTCGCCAACCCAATACTTCTGAGGCTTCAGCGTTTCGTTGGTTGAGTCGCCGTTGACGGTAAAGATGTGGATAATTGCTCTTATGCAGGGCTGTTAGTGTTGTTAACCCGTGGTTGTTTGATTCAACGCCGATAAGAGCATCGTTGTAGAAAGAACCTAAAGCAAATAATACTTCTTCGCCAAATTTATCTGGGTCAACGTGCCCGTGCCAGTGAGCGACCATCAATCCTGATTTGGCATCAATGACGTGGGCACTAGAATAGTCACCTCGTGCTAATCCTTCTGCAACGTCTGCACCAACGGCATACGCAGTGCCAAATTGTGGCAAAGCCCATATTGATAACGGGCCACCCGATGATTCAAAAATAAAGGAGTTGCTGTCTAGGGTAAGTTTTTTATTGTATCCCTTGCGTGGTTTATCAATTGTTTGATTATTCAACGCATCAATGTCAAAAACCGGACGTCCCGAGCGAATGAAGGCTTCTTCTGGATTGGAAGGATATTCTTGATGCAACTGCCAGTCGGGTAACTCTTTTGCCTGCGCATCGTACCAATCTTGACCTCGTTCAGCATTAGAGGACCACGGGAAAAAAATGCCGGTGAACCTGTTTGTCCCTGTTTGGCTGCCCATCCACAGGTTGTAAAAGATATTGCCTTCACCCTTCGCGGTAGACAGACAGATAACACGACCACCTACGTCGGCAATAGGTTCAATGGACGCCCACGCTTCTTCAGGGTTAGGCAAGAATGCCATTTCGTCAATGATGACTAAGTAAACAGACTCACCACGAGCAGGGTCGTTAGCACTTGGTAACGACTCAATGAGGCTTTCATTGTCAAATACCATCTTGAGTACGTTGTTCTGAATAAGTTCAGGTCCACGTCTTTTTAGAAATTCTGGCAAAAATTTGTAAATATATTTTGTTTTAGATAACAATTTACTGGCTTCACGTTCAGTCTTTGAAAGCATAACTACAAAACGGTCAGGCCAAAAGAACGTGGTCCAAAAAGCAAATGCTGCAGCAAGGGTGGAGAAACCAATCTGTCGCGATTTCAACACAATGGTGTAACGCTTATCAATCCAGTAGCGTACTGCTTCTTTTTGCGAGTCTCGTAAATCTAACTGAATACGACCTCTTGATGGATGCTTGATAAAGGCATAGTTAGAGCAAAAGAATACAAAGGCTTCAATAAGTTCGTCGGTTGTAGCGTTATCGGGGCCACGACACTTACGAAAATTGTACTCATCTAAAAGTTCGTTGAGTGTTGCCATTTCTATTTCCTCCGCTTACAATTTTTAATGCATCCCACATGACATAAACAATAGGCGATGCTACACCCAAGATATAACCAACAAAAAAAGACAAAAATACCCATTTAAATTTTAGCATTAAACAAATAATTTCCACCAGAGCAATATTCCACCACTTCCACCCAGTCCACCATTACGGTATGTGACGTTTTGAGATGCACCTCCACCTCCGCCCCCTCTACCATTTTCACCGTTTTGAGCAACAGTTGTTTGATAAAGTGCACCATTTCCTCCACCGTCTTGGCCACTTCCGTTTGCTGTAATAGCGGAACCTCCTCCTCCTCCCCCTCCTCCTCCCCAAGAGGTAGCACCGGAAACAAAAAGATTTAGTTCAGTACCATTCGGTCCTGGGTATACGCCAGCACCACCATTGCCTGCAGAGGTTGAGCCGTTTCCGCTTGTACCATCTCCTCCCGCTCCTCCTCCGCCTCCTCCTGCACGAGTCGCAGCGGTTGAGCCCGAGGCTGCTCCGCCGCTATAGCCGACTCCGTTATATCCAGAACCAGCAATACTTCCAAGACCACCAGCAGTTGAGGTTTGCGCACCTCCACCACCAGTTCCGGCACTTTTGGCTCCAGAAGTAGTTCCTACGCCACCGCCTCCTTCACCAGCATATACAAATAATGGACTATTCATACCCGATGAATCTCCTCTTGTCTGAGCATTACCACCACCACCTACTTTATAACTATAAACTTGGTTGCTCATCGAAAATTTAGCAAAACCACCACCAGGTACACCGGTTTTAGATGTTTTTCCGGCGCCTCCTCCGCCTCCTCCTGCGCTTGCTTGGGTACTTGTAGTTCCTCCTCCACCTCCTCCTGCAACCATTGCCCAATCTACGTCAAACGCTGCTTTTGCTTGTGGTGTAAATGTTCCATTCATTGTTGTTCTTGTAGAAGTATTACCAATAAAAACAACTGCATAACTTCCACTTCTGGAGACACTTATATCTCCGCCCGCATAAATATGAAAATTATTTGTTTGATGCACTATGCCAATAGTTGACATTCCCATTACGAAACCGTATCCCCAATTAATACGTATGTGTCGGTCGCTAAACACAGTAGGGTTGCTGCTGAATATTGTGTACGCAACTTGAGTCCTGGTGTGGCATTTATGGTTACACTAGATGCAGATATTGTTACCTGTCCGGTATTTAATGCCAAAAAGTCTACGCGTTCGCCTGCAGCAAGACCGGTTGAAGTATTGATTGTTACGGTAATTGCTGAAGTATTACTAAGTGTTACAAGGTCACCAATGTCAGAACTAACAACGGTGTATGTTGTTCCTGTTTGTGCATTAATTGTTTGAGCACCACCACCACTACCAGCGGCACCAGTTGGTCCCGTCGGTCCAGTGACAGTAGATGCAGCACCTGTCGCGCCTGTCGCACCTGTAGCGCCTGTTGGTCCAGTCGGACCCGTTTCGCCAGCAGGTCCGGTTGGTCCTGTTTCGCCAGCAGAGCCAGTTGGTCCTGTTGCTCCTGCAGAACCGGTTGGTCCTGTTGCTCCAGCAGCGCCGGTCGGTCCTGTCACTGTTGAAGCGGCACCTGTAGGTCCAGTTTCACCAGGAGTACCTTGTGGTCCGGTGGGTCCTGTTTGTCCTTGAGCGCCTGTAGGTCCTGTAACAGTAGACGCAGCGCCGGTGGGTCCTGTTTCACCCGCAGGGCCTGTAGGACCTGTCACCGTGCTAGCAGCACCTGTGGCTCCCGTTGGGCCAGTGACTGTTGAAGCGGCTCCTGTTGCACCTGTGGGGCCAGTCGGGCCCGTGACAGTAGAAGCATCGCCAGTAGGCCCAGTAGGTCCAGTAGGTCCTGTTGTTCCTTGTGCTCCAGTTGGGCCTGTATCTCCAATTGGTCCGGTAGCGCCAGTAACACCAGCGGTTCCTGTAGCACCAGTAGGCCCTGTGGCACCTGCGGCACCTTCAGCACCAGTCGGTCCTGTTGGGCCCGTTACAGTGGAAGCGGCACCTGTAGGTCCCGTGGGTCCAGTAACAGTACTAGCAGCGCCAGTAGCACCCGTTGGTCCAGTTGACCCAGTAGGGCCAGTTATGCCAGTCGGACCCGTCGGACCAAGAAGCGACAACGTAATTCCAACTCGTTCTCCGTTTGTAAAGTTATTAAAAGTAACGTCACCAGGGAAAATAGAAATTGGGTCAACATTGAGTTGTGCCCAACCGTCTCCAAGAATGTCAGCGTTATTGACGTAACCAGTTATTTTGAAAGAAACTGAATTATCATTATTTTTACTTTTAAATGTAATAACACTTCCAATAATATTATCAAAAGGAGTGTTGCTAGTTGAAAACTGCAATTGATTATTTCTATCTTTTTGAGCAATTGCAATTTGCGTTACACCAGGATTGCAACGGAAATTCCCATCAGTAGGGTCTACTGAAGTGTCAGTGTTGGTACTAAAATTATACTGAGCGCCTGCCACTGCACCAGTAGGG